CCGGCTTCATCACCTTCGGCACCACGGCCACTCGTTTCTTCGCGGCATCCGCTTGTCCACGGGTCTGGTCGTACAGCATAGCTTTCCTCGCCATCAGAACCTGTCGGTGATCGAGGAGGTTCGACAAGTCAGTCGGTGTGAACCCCTGGCGCATCAGGTAGTCGGCGATCTGCACCTTCTCCTGCTGCGCCTTCTGCGGCTCACGCCACTCAGGCAATTTCTGCAACAGAACTTCGTTCTGCTCTGCCTCAATTCTCGCTCTCCGCGTGTCGGCATCGGTCTTCTGTGCTTCCGCGTTGGCGTTATACCTCGCGATCGCATTCGCCTTCGCTTGCGTGATCTGAGCGTGGCGCTGACCAAACTCTAGCTGACGAGCACCCCATTCTGCCGGGTCCGTTTCGCGTAGTGATGGGTCAATCGCTCGCACGTCTCGCTCAAGCGAAGCCTCTTGGGCCTGTATGAGTTCGGCGAGAACATTGAACTGACCGTCTAGCTGTTGCTGCTTCGCTGCCCAGGTCTCACTCTCCTTCTGAGCAATCGCCTTCGCCGTTTCAAAGCGGTGTTCCGCCGCTCCGCGAAGTTGGTAGCTGTCTACCAACTCCTTGATCGTGGCCTCGGTGGGCATCCCGTCCACGTTGAATGACATCTTGAGAGTGTCGAACCAGTTCGGCGGCAGTTCGCCACCGAGGTTCTCCTCAAGATGCTCCACCAACTCAGACACGGTAGCGATGGGCATCTCGCCCGTGTCCGCTGGCGCAGTCTCCGTCTCAGGCTCCTCGCCGGTCTCGTCCGGCTCGCCTTCGATGATCTCTTCTTCGGTCGGCTCCGGCTCGCCCTTCGGCGCCGGTGCCTCGGATGTCTCTGGTGCGGGCGTGGGCGTCGGGGCCACATCGCCCTTGTATTGGTCGCCAAACATCGACCGCGCGATCTGGTCGAGCGGCCTGACCGCTGGCGCTGCCGGTGCTGGCTGCTGCTCTGCGGGAAGCGTCACGCTTTAGTCTCCTTGCCACGCTCGATGTCGAGCAATTCCTTCATAGCAATCTCGCCGGTATAAAGGAAGGACTTGAGTACCATCTCGATCCTGCCGAGATTTTGCACCGAACGGTACAACTCTTCACGTATCTCGCGCTCCGGAGGCATGGTCCGCAGCCAGTCGTCGATGATGGCTTTCTCGATGCTTTCGAACGCATCCTTCAGCATCGTGTCCTCTAGCAGGCGCCGCGCTTTGGCGCCGCGTGCGCGCTGCTGAACCAGCTTGAACTCGTCGGTCATCAGACGCGGCTCCCTGGCACGTTGGTGGCGTACTTGAGTTCCATCTCGGTGAGCGCGTTGCGTATCTTCTCCATGTCGACCGTCACCTTGTCACTCTGCGCCTCGTGCTTCAGCTTCAGGTCGATCATCTCGTGGATGTGCTTCATGTCCTGCGCCTGCTTGTCGGCTTGCGCATTCATCGCCGCTTCCTGCGCCTGAAGCTGGATTTTCTTATCCTTCAACTGCGCATCCATCGCATCGAGTTGCTGACGCCGCTCCTCCTGCTTCTGCTGCTGCGCCTGCAACTCCTGCGCCTGATCCGACGGCGGCGGCGCAGGCTTGTCGCCAGGGTCGGTGAAGAACATGTCCGGCGACTTGAGGTTGGCGTTCTTAACGAGTTCCGCACACGTGTTGTAGACGTTCTTCGGCGTGACGATCAGGTTCATGCCGCCAGCCGTGACGATCTGCTGTTGCTTCTCGGCGATCGCGTTCAGGTGCAGCAGGTTCTGCTCCCGCGTGCCGATGCCGAGCCCGATGTTGACCGTCATGTCGGTGCGCTCGTGCCACTCGGCCGGGTTCACCGGAACCCACTCACCGCGCAGCTTGACGATCTGTTCCTTCTTCTGATGCTTCAGGCATAGCTCGTGGATGTGCATGAACAGTGACCTGATACCGGTCTCGGCGAAGATGCGCGCGATCGCCTCCTGCTTCATGCGTGACATGTCCACCGAGGCGGCCAGGACCGAGGTCTGGATGTTCTTCAGCGCATCCGGCGACAGCCCCTGGCTGTCGGACGACACGCCGGTGCGATCGCGCTTCACCTTGTCGAAGTATTCGAGCATCGGGAACGTCTGCTGCGCCGTGAACGGGATCGCCATCGGCGCGAAGCTGTCGCTCACCGGGCGATTGAACCGCACCACGCGCCCGACGCGCGTCGTCAGCAAGTCGTCCAGCGTGTTCTCGCCGATCGCCTGCTCCCAAATCGCCGAGCCTGGATTGTTGCTGTGATAGAGGTTGGTCAGTATCTGCCGCAGGAGTGTCGTGTTGACCTCCTGAATGTCCATCACCCGCTCCGCCGTCGCGCGGCCGAAGTGTTTGTGCGGCAGTATCTGCGGCGTGATGATGTGGAATGGTGAACGGTCCACCACCTCGTTGCTGAGAACCTCGTTGCCCGCGATGAACACCTGCCGCAACTCGGCGATGTCGTCACCGTCGTAGTCGACCCTGATGTACGCTTCGCGCAGTTGGATTTTATCCATGCTGCGATCTGACGAGGTCATTCCCTCCTGCTCGTCTACCTTGTCGTAGCGCGCTGCCTTCTCGATGCCGGTCGTCACCGTGCCGGTCGGCGAGTGCGCCGGTAGCTTGTCCACCACCTTGGCGTCGAAACCCATCTCCAGCAGTTCGGTGCGGGTCACATCATCCCGCTCCTGGCCCACCATGCGCGCGTTGCCGGGCTCCACCGAGCGCGCGTCGGCCGAGATGCGATACTGCTCCGGCGGCACCGGCTCGACGCAGACGCGTCCTGACTTGCAGGTCCGTCTGAACTTCACGTCGTACACCGTGGTCTCGACCTGCACCGGCATCAGCCCCATCGGACCCTGCGGCGGCATGGCAGGAGGCGCTCCAGGCATCCCTGGAGGCCCAGGAGGCGCCCCTGGCGGCATGCCGGGCATCCCGGCACCCATCGGCACCGGTCGCATCTCCGTGTGGGTGATGGTCCGCGTCGCGTGCTCAGTGGGCTCCAAATCCGGATTGTCCATGAGCATCGTAAGCTCGTCGTCGGTCAGCCCCTCATAGCTCTCCTGGGTGACCTTCTCGGTCTTGTTCCACCACGCCTTTACCACGCCGTTCTTCTGCACCAGCGCGTCGAGAAACCACGTGTAGAGGATCAGGAAGGATGGGTTCTGTTTGAAGAACACGTAGTTGACGTAGTCGCTCTCCTGCGCCGCCTTCGGCTCGTCTTCGGCATCCACCGGATCGAAGCTCACCAGATTGTCGGCGGTCGTGAAGATGCGCAGCAAGCTGGGCATGATGCTGTCGACAACTTCCGACGTGTCGTTCGACACGACCTTCGACTGACCGTCGATCTCGTTGCCGAGAGGCTTCCCCAGGTAGAAGTTCCACGCCTTGCTGCGCTCCGAGGCGATGTCGCCGTCGGGTTTCCCCATCGCCCCACGGAACTCAGCCTCGACGATCGCCAGTAAGTCCTCGTCGTCGAGGCCTTTGTCCTTCTTAGCGCGCTTTACGGGCTCTGCCATTGCGTGCGGCCTCGACCTCTGGTTCGTCACCTTCGATGGACGCATTGTTCACCGCACCGGTCGGTGTCGCCGCCTCCAACAAGTTCACCCGCTCGATCGTCGCGTCGAGCGCGGCCTGTATCTTGCGGAACTGAACCTTAAGCTCATCGAGATCGACTTCGGTCTGTCTGGTCATATCATGGTCACCGCTGGATAGTTCTTCATCGACTTGTCTCCCCGTCCCCTCTGTCGTCTAGCATACTCCAGATCGGCGATCGCGTGTCGCGTCGCGCTCATCAGCGGATGCGTGTTGAGCGGCACCTTGCCGTCCACCCACTTGAAGCTGCCGAACTCGTCGAGCCACTCGGCCAATCGCTTGTCGACTTTGAACCGGCCTGACCGCATGCGCTCCGCGATGTCGCGCGAGACCGCGTCAGCCATGACCGGCGTTTCCTTGGTTGGTTCGGCGAGCGTGTTACAGCCGCGATCAAGCAGCTTCTCGACCAGTTCCCTGGCGCTCGCCTCCCAGGCGATCGGCACCCACCGACCGTGACGGTTCAGTCCTTCCGCGATGATCACCAGCGGCTCGCGCCGGTACACCGCGCAGTCCCATAGATGCAGGACATCAGCCTTCTTGTCGTGCGCCACCCACACTGCGGCGGCGCCGCCTTCGGGCTGGAAGTGAACGCCAGCGATGCACAGCCAGTCGTTCTCGATCACGATCAGACACCGCCGCGCTTGCCTGGGTCCACCATCGGCTTCGATGCGACCTCGTGAGCGCGGCTCTCGGTCTTCTTCGTCTCGTTTTCCTTGCTCGACCTCGTGATCGCCTGATGCTTCGGCTTCATGGTCGCATCCTGCTTCGCCATGTCCTCCTGCGAACGCACTTGGATCGGGTTCTGCGGGTAGTCGACATTGGGCCATGACTTGTCGGGCATGTCGGTCTCCTACTTCGGTTTCGGTATGCGGGCTCCGGCTTCGCGCGCCTTCGACAGCGCGATCGCCGTGCGCTGCTTCTTCGCAGCGTCCGGACCATGCATAGCATAGGTCCGCTTCACCTGCTTGGGCGTGTTGGCGTGAACCTCGCTGAAGGCGCGATGCACGAGCTTCTCGGTCTTGGTTGGTTTCTTCATCGCCTCGGCGTCCCGTAGTTGGGAATGTGGATTTCATACTCGCCGGTCGCGGGGCTCTCCAGCACGCCACCCAGCGCGCGTGCCATCAGTGGCGCCACCCGGTCGTACACCTTGTCGTGCGTTCGCGTGGCGCCGGTAAACTTCAGCGTGTCGGCGCCGTAGGTTTGCAGGTAGTCCTTCACGGCGCCATAGACCTCTTCCAGTCGACCAATGCCCTGCTTCGTGCTACCGGGCGGCCGATCTCGGTGCATACCACCTTCACCGTGGGGACCGACGAACGTCACCGTCGCGACATCCCTGCCGTCCTCCTCCGCCTTCTCCACCGTCACCCGCACACCGGACTTGGTGACCGCGCGATGCATGTCGCCGTCGAAGTGTTCGGCCCAGTGCAGCTTGAATGCCGGATCGTACTCTGCCGGTCGCTTGGGCGCCTCGCCGCGCCCGCCTTCCAGCAGCATCTCGCCTTGACCGGGGACGCCTCTGCCGCCGCCACCGTAATTCGGGATCGCGCCCTCGGTCGTGTTCATCGGATTGATCCCTCTCTGTAGCCGGTCCCAAATCACGGGCGTCAGGAGCCCGGCGCCGGAGAGGATATCGGGTCGCACCTGCGCTGGGCCAAGTAGCCCGGCAGGCGCATTCGAGCGGTCGAGCAGCCCCTGCGATGTGCCGCCCATCCTGCGCTGCATCATCTGAGCCGTCAGCGGGTCGAGCAGCGGCTGCTGCGGGAATTGCGTCACTGGCGCCATTGCGGCACGTCGCGGATCAGGCAGTAGGGGCATCACACTGTCTCCAGCAGCCGATCGACCGGCACCTGATACACATGCTGCTCATGGCTCTTGGCGACCGCAAGGTGCGTCGCCATCGCCAGCGCGA